CGATAGTTAATACTCAGTTAAGAGTGTAAACCTGTGAAGGTTTATCCGGAAGAAACTTCAGCAATGAAGCTGTTAACTTCGTGTCCCTAACTTATGCTAGGAATTGCACGCTACTCCAGTGGTATTGGATGAGTCTAATAAACTCAGCCTCACATCGAAGTAATTTGATGAAAGAGGAGATCGTATAATATGTAAATATTATATGTCAGCCCCTTATGTCCAAAATCACGGTGAAGTTGTAACCTCTGGGTGTACCTCTCATATCTATTGTATTGAAATATACAAGAAATATAAGGAAATACACACCTTATCGATATTGATGTGCATCTAAAGTTACCTGGGATCCTTAAATGATTTGGATATATTGTAGACATAAGTCTAAATATTAAAATATAAAATGAAAATACAAACAATCATATTGATTATCAATAGATTAATTATATCTTATTTTAATTTTAAAGATAGACGTGTCCTTGTTTTCGGAACACTGAATATCATTGGAAAGATGTTAAAAGATAACGGGTTTCTGTTTACTGTAAAATACATTAAACAGGCTCGTTTACACATTACCAGATACATAAGTGGAAAACCACTTATGGTAAATGATAAAGGTGTAAGTCTTATTAACGGATTTCCTAAGAAATTCATCGTACTTAAACAATTAGCTGATGGAAATTTTGTAGAAAAGAAAGTTTTACTTTCGATTCTTAATTTCACAAAAGCTATACCTACTCCAAAAGAAGCTATAATACCAGATTACTCTACAATAACAAACCCTTGTAAAACTAAAGGGTATATAATACCTGATAGTTTTACTAAGGTTTTTATTGAAAGATTTAATCTTAAATGTACTGATCCTACCTATTTTAAAGAAGATTATTATCTTTCTTCAAAAATTGGGCCTCAAGGACCGTCTCTTCCAATGTCAATACAAACCACAGCGTGTTTGTCAATTGAGCATTGAAGAGCGATCCGCGAGATTATGGGTCAATACAAAGATCTTTTTAGTAAATTCTTCCTGGTTTGTATCACAAAAGGTAGCGATCTACCCAGTTGAACGTCCAATAAAGGACCAACTGGAAAGATTGCACTTTTGGATGCTCCTGAAGGTAAAACTAGAATAATAGCTATGATTGACTATTATTCACAATTTTGCCTAAAAGCTATCCATGATAAATTATTTAAGAAATTAATTAATTTTCCATGTGATAGAACTTTTACTCAGGATCCGTGAGGAATCTCTATAAGAGGTACTAATAGCTTTCATTCATTAGACCTTTCGGCAGCGACAGATAGACTACCAATATCTTTACAAGAAAGATTATTAAGTTTTATATTTAATAAAAATCTTGCAAAGTATTGAGGTATTCTTCTTCGTGATCGTGAATATATATTACCAACGGGTGAACCAATTAAATATAAAGTTGGAACACCTATGGGTAGTTATACATCATGAGCAATGCTAGCAATCACTCATCATTATATTATATGTTGAGCATGGTATACCTCTTATGGGGTATTCCCTGAATCAACAGAATATATTGTTCTTGGTGACGATGTCGTTATTACTAATGACAAAGTCGCAAGAAAATATAAATATATAATGAGGAGGTTGGGTGTAGACATCTCTCCACACAAAACACATGTATCTTTTGACACATATGAATTTGCGAAGAGATGAATACACAAAGGACAAGAAATAACTGGACTTCCACTTACTGGATTGATAGCAAATTTCCGTAATCCCGTAATTTTATATACGGTTTTACAAGATTTTATATCTAAAGGAAATTGTTATCTCTTCAGTGGTGGCTTATTGGATCTTCTTATTGTTTTATATAAAGATATAAAATGATATAGAGGTAATAAATTACTTCATATATCATCTAATTATCTTAGAAATAAGGTAAATCTTTATATTTTAGCTTTAAGATTTTCTAGTGGTCTTGCAACATATGACGAAATACGTAAGTATATCGCATATTATGCGAGAAACAATAGTTATATTATTGCTAATGGAAGGGTAGGCCTTAGTGAATTACAAAGGCTCCTAACTCAAGAAGTTGAAGCTGAAGCTATTAAAGCCTCTAATCAGAGTGCTAAAGTAGTTTCTGATGCACGTAAATATGTGAATCAGATTTCAGTTTTAACATTATTACCTGCATTCCAAGCGGCGAATAACCGCTTGGCACAGATTAATAAAGTTCTTGAGGATTTCCGTAGCTTGAGGATCACTCTTCAAGTAGCGGTAAGACAGTTAATCTTATTTGATTTTAACCAAGCTGTAGCTTGAGATCGTAATAATGCGATCTCAGCTATTAAAGCCGGTAAAATCTTTAAGAAAGTCATGGTGAGTTTCAAAAATGCAGAGAGTTTCTCTACATTTGATGATAATGCCCAAGGAAGATTTAGTATCTTCTCTAAGGCCTCACTTGATGACAAATTTAAAAGTCTTAAATGAGAATCAGCTGGTCCACCAAGGAAATCTATTCTTTCAAGATTAAAATAATCTTAGAAAAGATTTATTGATAAACCGG